ATGAAATTAAAAAAATGTCTTCTGCCTGTGGCAATGTTAGCGTCATTTACTCTGGCAGGATGCCAGTCAAATGCTGATGATCATGCCGCCGATGTTTATCAAACCGATCAACTGAATACCAAACAAGAAACTAAAACCGTTAATATTATTTCCATTCTTCCCGCAAAAGTTGCCGTAGACAACGCCCAAAATAAACGGAACGCACAAGCCTTCGGCGCGCTTATTGGCGCTGTCGCTGGCGGTGTTATCGGCCACAACGTCGGGTCTGGCAGCAATTCCGGAACGACAGCAGGTGCAGTTGGCGGCGGAGCTGTTGGCGCAGCAGCGGGTTCTATGGTGAATGATAAAACCTTAGTGGAAGGTGTTTCTTTAACATATAAGGAAGGCACCAAAGTGTATACCTCCACCCAGGTGGGTAAAGAGTGCCAGTTTACGACAGGTTTAGCCGTTGTTATTACCACGACGTATAACGAAACGCGTATTCAGCCAAATACCAAATGTCCTGAAAAGAGCTAATAATCAGGAGGAGTCATGAAGAAAGTTTTTCTTTGCGCCATCTTAGCCTCCTTAAGCTATCCGGCTATCGCCTCATCATTGCAGGATCAACTCTCGGCTGTCGCAGAAGCGGAACAGCAAGGTAAAAATGAAGAGCAAAGGCAGCATGACGAATGGGTCGCGGAGCGCAACAGGGAAATCCAGCAAGAGAAGCAACGTCGCGCAAACGCCCAGGCCGCGGCTAATAAAAGAGCGGCAACGGCAGCAGCGAATAAGAAAGCTCGTCAGGATAAACTGGACGCCGAAGCCACTGCGGACAAAAAACGCGATCAAAGTTATGAAGATGAGCTACGTAGCTTAGAGATTCAGAAGCAAAAACTGGCGCTGGCGAAAGAAGAAGCCCGCGTTAAGCGCGAAAACGAATTTATCGATCAGGAACTGAAGCACAAAGCTGCGCAAACCGATGTGGTGCAATCTGAAGCTGACGCAAACAGAAATATGACTGAAGGCGGTCGCGATCTGATGAAAAGCGTGGGTAAAGCAGAAGAGAACAAATCGGACAGCTGGTTTAACTAAGCGATGTCAGTAACTTCAAGCCTATGATTCGTGAGTATAAAAAACCCTCTGTAGTAACAGAGGGTTTTGTTCATTCATAGTACAGGGTTCAAATCATTCCCACTCAATTATTTACGACAATCATAACCAATTGAGTGATAACATTTTTCCAAAACTTCATTTTTCTAGTACCGTTTTATATACCGTCACCGGAAATCAGTACCATGAAAAATGCCATGCTATCTGGTCAGGGTATCGTATTGTTTTTCGCAGACTCTTCCGGCTTCGGCTGCCCGGTCAGCATACTCTGCCAGTTGTCTGTTTCTCTCGAGAGATTTGCTGAGCACGTCGGCAAGCAAAACTCCGGTGTCTGCGGCTGACGTCCCAGCGCCGACAATGGCGTTATACTGCCTGAGCTGCTCACGGATGGCAAAGAGTTGTTGCTGCAACCGGCCAGCGCGAGCGGCAGCATCAAGAGCATCATTGCGCGCCTGGTCGATCCTCTGCTGCGCTTCACGTTCATTGATCGATTTCTCCTGTTCGTAGTGCTGACGAACTATCTCATCTTCAGCTTTGCGGTCTTCCTTCGCCTGCGCATACCCGGCATCGTACTGACGACTGCCGTGTGCATTCCAGGCTACAACTCCTGATATGACCAGAACAGCAAGCATCGCCATGATAACCAACTGTTTCCAGTATGCTTTTGCGAATGCCCAGATCATACCGCCAGCACCTTACTGGCAGTGATGTATCGCGCGCGCCGGTCATCAATGCCGTTCCGGCCACCATTGATAAGCAGAGTTACACGTGCAATATCTCCGGTATACTTCATGCAACCTTTGCTGGAGAAGAACCACGCCGCGCTACGAGCCGCGTATTCGTCCTGCGCCAACAGTTCAGGATTCTCCAGCAGGTCAACTTTCAGACCGTTTCCACAGTCACGATAGTTATTCAAACCGGTAATCTGGATAAGCCCGCGCCCACGGTAATTCCAGCCATCACCAGGGGCATTGTTCCCCATGCGTTTGCTGTACACCAGATTGGCGATCGCTCGCTGGCGCTCGAGTGGCAATGGTGGCTCACCAGCACGGCGACCAAGTGCATTAGCCTGCCCCTGAGTGAGACGCCCAGCCCGAACGAAGTTAGCCAGTCCGCTGACGCTGTAGTTGAAATTCTCCTGCAACCGGGTGAAGCCCCCAGACTCATGCCCGACTTGAGCAATAAACATTGCCTGATCTTCTGCTTTGCTGATACCAAACTCTTTCATCGCAGAAGTTATATGCGAGAACCAGCGTGCGGCCAGCGCCTCGCTAATACCAGCAGCTCGCTGGAATTGTTTAATCTCCATGTTTAGACCTCGATATTTTGAAAATCTGAACAACGTTACCGCGTGTTTTAATAACCGCGGCAAGCATGACAGCGTTGATAATGACCTCAGATAAATCCACAGCCATTGGCGTGCGTAACCAGATTGCATAGACGACACGAACAGGAATACTGGCCGCAGCAACAATAAGGAAATAAGCAAGCCACCCTCCCCATCTTCGATGTTGAGAGCCGTTACGCCGGAATGTGACAACGCGAATTGCTATGCCAGTACAAATAACTGCATTGGTGATAAGCAAAAAAAACTCATGCGTTACCATCGTCTTTTCTCCCCGGAATTAAATCGCGTGGATTGTCTGAACGGTGGTAGAGCCATATACCAATACGCACAGCGACAATTGCTGACACGAATGCGCCAGCAGAGAAAACAATCCCTTTTTCAAAAGAGTCCTGCGTGATGGTAGGGATCAGGCTGGCTATGCCGATAAGAATTGATGCTGCTGGTTTGTAGAAAAGAAGTCCGCAGAGAAAGCTAAGCATCGATAAGAGTACGCGACGATGAATTGGGTACTCTACCGCAGAGGTAACAAAAATTACCGCACCAGCCAAAGACCCTAAAGCAACCTCAGGAGGAACTCCTGCTATAACCGCAGCAAGAGAACTCATACTAAGCCATTGATTTAAAGATTCGCTGGTTAGCTGAACTGACATAAAGACCACCGTTTAATGTGCATGAAGCCCCACTTAGTTAGTGAAATAACACACATATTAAACCATATATGAATCACATTTAAACGGATAACTCTTCACGAAATTACCCTATAGGTGATATCATTGGGTTATCCTATTCAAAACGATAGCAATTATGTCTTATTTAAAATACAGAACAGATATTGATGGGCTGCGAGCTATTGCGGTTTTGCTGGTCGTGCTGTACCACGCAAACTTTCCTATTCATGGTGGTTTTATTGGTGTAGATGTTTTTTTCGTCATATCAGGATATCTCATTACCAACATCATATATAAAGAGACTAAAAGAAATATTTTTTCATTCCTTAATTTTTACAAACGTCGAATAAAGCGATTGCTCCCAGCTTTTGCTTTTCTTCTTTTATTTTTATTTGTTTACTGCAAATTATATTTGATGCCAGATGAACTTATATCATTCTCTAAAAGTGCGGTATACGCTCTTCTTGGCATAAGCAATTTCTATTTTTTTAGTAGCACAGGTTACTTTAACTCAACCTCTTATGAACCGCTTTTACACACATGGTCGCTTTCCGTTGAAGAGCAGTTCTACATTGTATGGCCTTTCATCGTTTTCATGCTCGCTCGGAACTCAGGGACAAAAAAAGCAATAATAATATCCTCATTACTATTTATTGTATTCCTTGGTATTTCACAGTATGGAGCGGTTAATTATAAAACAGCAGCGTATCTCCTACTGCCTTTTAGGTTCTTTGAGTTGCTCTCAGGTGCCCTACTTGCTATCTATAAAGATTCAATAACAAAACATCTGCGCCACGGTTCTGTAATTTCACTGGTCGGCGTAATGCTGATTGTGTTGAGTTCATTATTTATAAATTCTAACACGCCATTTCCTGGGTTCACTGTTTTGCCTACATGTTTAGGCGCTGTAATGCTTATTGCTGCAGGTGACTCATCCAAAAACTTCATTTCTAAAGTGCTGTCTTTAACTCCAGTTGTTTATGTAGGAAGAATTTCCTACTCTCTTTATTTATGGCACTGGCCTGTACTGATTCTTGCTGAATACAGGGGTATCGATCTTACGGCCTTAAATGCGACGGCGCTCATACTTATCGCATTCATCATGGCAAGCATAAGCTATCACTTCGTTGAAAAGCCATTTAGGAAGGATTCGCTGCAATATTTCAGGACTGCATTTATAACCATCTACTTGATACCATTAATAGTATCCGCTGCCTATGCAGCGTACATTTTAAAAAATGATGGTTTTCGCGCCAAAAGTTCAGAGTTAGTATCTGAATTAGAAGAGAGAAACGCGACAAATATTATGCGCCCACAGTGTATTGATAAATTATTTATCGGTAATGTAAATGACTGTCATCTTGGCGTTAATAAAGGCGAAGTAGATGGCGTGCTTCTTGGTGACTCCTTTGGTAATGCATATGCTTACTTTATTGATGAACTTGCGAAAGATGCTGGAATATCAATAACAGATACTACATATAGCTCAACACCTGTAATATCAGGAATTTATGTGCAGGATATCAGAAATAAGATATCTGACATAGATGCTAACCTGATAATGACATATACAAAAAACAGGCTGGAGTATGCAGCAAAACAAAAGTTCGCGATAATTTCCGTTTTTTGGGATCAGTACGGGCCACAAAATAATTACTTCCGTATCTTCGATAAAAACGGTGACGTATCGGAGAATGCTTACCAGTTGCAATCTGAAGCAATAAAATATCTGCTGTCCAATGGCGTGAAAGTTTACATCATTGCAAGACCTTACCAGTCTATTGGCCCTGCTGCGATAAACAAACTGCGCCAAATTAAGCTACGGCATGGGGATGTAACAACTGAAAAATATGAATACGGCGTAAAGAAAGATGATCGGATAGAATACAAGTTAAAGCAGGAGTTCCCTCAGATAACGCTAATCGATCCTAACGATGTACTTTGCCACAAAGGGGAATGTGATGCCATCGTGGATGGGAAGATCATTTTCAGAACTGATGGTTCACACCTGAATGCTGTTGGAGCAAAAAAAATCGGGGAAGAGTATTTGAAAAACTACGCAAACCCATTTCGATAAGGAGTGCGCCTCGCGGCGCACATGCCTAAATTAAGACTTCTTAAGGTACGACCATGTAACAGTGGTCGTACCGCTGCTGGTAATAGATATATCCCTTTCTGATACGCTTGCTGTGAGGAACGCCGCAGTCTTCAGCGGCTGGATCATTGCTGTCGTACCATCATAAATTACCAGGAATGAAATCGCGTAGTTTGCACCTCCGCCAGAAACCCACACGTTAACATCATAAACTCCCTCAGAGTTTGGCAAAGTAAAGAGCACGGACGCTACGTTAGCGTTGACCGATTTAGTACCCTTGTCGGTATAGACCGTGGGCACCTGAAGCCCATTGGCATTTTTATTTTCTACATACCCACCAGCAATAACGCCTGACGTGATGCAGTTCGTGTAGTTAACGTTGCCGGTGCTCACAGTAGAGATGGTTGGAGTTCCTCCGGCCGGAGCCTGGAACCGGCAGTTATCTGCATCAACCTGCGAGGTTACATCTGTGTGGATGAATGATGGATAGCCGGCCATTCCTTCAAAAGCGATCGGCGTACCATCGAAGCTATCTTTGCAGTTCAGCATCTTCACGCGAGATCCATTTATCGCGCGGTAAAAATCAACGATACCATTAGAACCACCGAAAGATGTTTTCAACTTGTTGCCAGAACCAACTGCCCCGACTATCGAAACGGTTGAATTATCGAATGTCATAAACGCCACCTCAAGTGCTGAGTTGTTGTTTATAACGTTCGCCTCACCATCAAAACCGGAGATAAGAAATCCGTGACAATTCGAAAGGTAAATAGCAGACTGACCGATAGACGCGTTGGAGTTTACTGTCATCTTATCTGCTGCGCAGTTCGTCATCTGCCCTGAAAGGAGGTTTGTTAAATACCACGCGCATACGCCACCCATTACATAGCAGGACTCATAATGGATCGTCGTGCCGGTGTTTTTGTAGAAACCACCGCGACTGCGACGCACCCATACATGCTCAAGCCTAGACATATAATTTCCAGAGTCGTCATATACTCCCCACCATGCCCCATCTATATCGACGTTTTTAATCCTTATCAAACCCGGCGATGTCTCACCACCATTTATAAGAATGCCAATTTTACCGTCGTTTGTGGCAGCATCTGTTGGATAGTCAATTCCATTCTGATCATAGAAAATATATAAATTCTCAATATTTCCTGAAGCAAAAGACTCTCCATAATGTAAGCACGCTTTATTTCCAATTACGGAAATAAAAGTCCCTGATCTATTTATTATGTTATTACACTCACCGTATACAGTTGCAGATGTATTCATCTTAATAGTGTCATTAACAAAATATGCATTTCCACCTGGAATAAACACATTTCGTCCAGTGTTAATAGCTGCCTGTATTCCTGCGTAGTCAAAAGACTGGGTAAGCGATGTCACAAATGGATATACCATTTGTGCTGCTGTCAATGTTGAAAACACTTCGCTTAACTGATGAAGTTTTCCATCGCCTGTAGCACCAAAATCTTTTGCACTAATAAAATCGCTGTTTTTATCATGCTGTGTACGAATAAATGAACTAATGAAAGGTTGCTTCACCGAGATCAGAGCATCGCCTTTCCCGTCCTCGCCGCTGGCCAACTGGTTGAATACGTCAGCCGCCGTTCCTGAAGGCACAGGGAACGGAACGGGCTTACCGTTGGCGATGCCGATTATGCTTCCTTCAAGTTGAGCGAGAGGTGGCAGCGGATCGATATAAGAATCAGGAACACGGATTGTATGGTCGATATTCGATAAAACCGTACTGTCCACATAATTCTTTGTGGATGCATCCTGCGGGTTTACCGGGTCTTTCAGGTTTCGAATATAGTTGTTCAGCGCGTTATAATAATTTGCCACGAATGACGGCTTGCGCAGCGCCAAGCTAAACCAACTTCGAACCTGCTGGATCAGCATCGTTAGCTTATCAAAAGCATCCTCATGCACTTCTGCAAAGAACTTCCCCTGATTACGCAAATCAGTTTCCTGCGTAACCGGGAGCTCTCGTGATATAGAAATCTGGTAACCGTTAGCTAACGCCTTCGACAGAATTACATTACCGCCGTTATATCCACCAGCCCCAGTGACAGTGTAATCAGTATCCAGAGCCAGCACAGCGATATTTTCGTCAAGGTCAACCACCTGCACTACCAGATCAGATTCCTTGAAAACCCTAAAGGTATAAGGGAATGAAGTCGTAACGCCATTGCCTGTGTATTCGTTGTGGTCAACTTCGGTTGAGACCGTCATGTTAAATCTCCAGATAGTCGCAGCACCCGTTGCGCCGCATATCTGGTTATTCTATTACCTGAAAAACCATATATGGATGGAAAGAGTGTTAATGTGAGCAGATATTACCTTTCAGGTGATTCGCAAAACGTGCTGGATAGCAAACAAATTATTTGCTACTGTATAAACATACAGTTATTGCATGGAGAAGATAAGATGCAGCAGTATCACTATCCACTGGAAGAGGGATTTACCGAAAGGATTCACACGCCGGGAGGCGTCAGGTCACTGGTGGAAGGATCGCACTTGATGAAATTACTCCGGGATCTCGATAAGGATGGATTTAATGTCGATGGCCCACTTGCCGAACTGACTGCACTGATTAACTACGTCACCAGCTCACAGATGTCTATGCAGGATCTGCAAACACATCTCGACTATTGTGCCGAACAACTACGAAAACAAACCACATAAAGAAAAGGCCGCAAGAGCGGCCTATCGTTTCGCTTTGTGCTCGTCCCAGCACGTTTTGCACCATGCCATTAAGCCATCCGCATTTTGATTATTAGGGTAAAAGCTGGTTCGTTTTCTGCGGACATTACAAATTGGGCACCACTTCATATGACGTGTATTCTTTGGGCCATCTAGACACCTTGCACACCACTTAGTCAATCCATCTGGATTTTTTGACGATTTCCTGAATTTTTCATATGGAAGGTTTATTCTGCATCGCAAACACTGCTTGCGGGCACTTGAAACTTCGTTAGCTGATTCTTCTTTTGACGGCGATACAGAAGGTATTCTTGCTGGCTCTGATACTGCCTGAGGTGCTTTTTTAGGTGACTGAGACGATACGTCATCACCAGGGAATCTTCCATGATATGCCGGACACGTTGACACTCCAGGTGGAAGCTCTGCTGTAAATGGCTTTGGCTGAATCAGTTGCCTCTCTTTTGCTAACTCCTGCTGTTTATAATATGTCTGGATTACCGCGCTATCATAAGCAGGAGGTACGGAAATATTAGGCGCATTATCTCCCGTTTTTTGAAACTGAGTGGAGGTGTGTTCTATCACCTGTGTACGATTAATCGTTATCTCCCCATCTTCAGTCTTTATCGTTTTGTTACGATTAACGACCGTACGATCAGAGATCTTAGTCTTGTTCTGGTGAAGGACATAAATAATCACCGCAACCACACCAACAACTATCCAGAAAACTTCCATTGCTTTTCCTCACAATAACATTACCTTAAAGGTAATATCTTGCTTTCAGGTGATCAAGCGTTAAACGCCACCAACCAAATACGGTTGATTTTTATATTTCTCCGCGTTTATCATTACCTTTGCGGTAAATTTACATCGCACTCCTCTTGTGCCATAGTAATCGGGCACTGGCAAAATCCAGTGCCGGGATTGGCGTCCCGGGTTACTAAGTGGCGCATACCACGCCAGACGTGGTTTTTTTATGCGTTAAGCACAGCTATATCCGAATTATGGTGGGCTGGGCAGGGGTCCGAAAGGACGCCGGTACCACTTAGGCCGGTACGCCAACCTTGTCCAGTTCACCACCAGTAATTGGCGTTGCGGTGGTGATTAAAATCACTAAGTGGAGATAACCACCATGGCTAATGCTCAAACTTCCATCTTCAAATTTGAATCTGTTAACCCTATCCGTTCCATCATTATCGATGGCCAACCATGGTTTGTAGCCCAAGACGTTTGTAGTGCGCTGCGTATCCAAAACGTCACCCAAGCACTTGAAAAACTGGATGATGATGAAAGGTCTATGTTCAACATAGGGCATGAACATCGTGCAATTTTTGACAGCCGAGTAAAAGAGATCAACATCATCTCCGAGTCAGGCCTCTACACACTGATCCTCAGATGCCGCGACGCAGTGACACCAGGCACTATCCCCTACCGCTTTCGTAAATGGGTTACAGGTGAGGTTCTTCCTCAGATCCGCCGCACCGGAAGTTACATTAAAAACTCGCTCCCGCAGGAAGAACGCATAAAGATGGTTGCCGACCAGGTAGCCAACGCCACGGCGTCAGCAGTAATGCAGGCGATGAAGATAGAGAACAAAACCTACAGTGCCCCACTGAAGCCCGGCTACCGCAGTCTGATTCACTCGCCGTCTGGTGTTCTCGGCCTGACGGAGAACTCACTGCTGATGAATCTGCTGAACCAGTTGCAGGACGACGGGCATGATGTATCGGGCGCGGCAGCGGAGCTGACCACCATGTTCTGCTACATCGTCGGTGTGAGCAAGTGCCTGCGTGATATCCAGACCCACGCGGAGTATATCAACGACAAAGCAGGGTTCTTCTGACGAGCGGCGGCACACGGATGTGCCTTTAAATAATTCTGTACAGATTGCAGACTGGGGGTGAATAGCGTACTATTACCTCAAGGGTAAGAAAGCATTTTTAATCTTCCCTTCAAAACGCGTCCTGTAGCCAAACATGGGAGGACGAAATGAGAACAAATACAACAAGAAAAGCGATGCCATACATTATCCCAGAAGCAGATTTCGATAGAAAACTGAACATGTCTGAGAAGAACACTAGTCACACCGAAAGCTACTTAGCGAAAGGTGTGGTTGATTTCGTTCTTCCGGGATTCACAACACCTTATGGTTATCGCCTTGTAAAATCTTGTAATGGCGATCATTACAGAATGATTACTACCAGCGATACTCCAGAAACGGTGTATGCGGTTAAGTTAATCTTTCGGGAAGATATCGTCGAAGCCAAAAGAACATGTACGCAGATCATGGTATGGCGTACGCCTAATGTTATTCATGACCGTGCTGTTCATGGTTTGCCTCAGATTTTTTTTCAGTTCTTCCTAGAGCAATATGCGATCGTTGTATCTGATGAGCAACAAACAATCGATGGGAGAAGATTCTGGGAAAGAATGATTTCTTGGGCTATAAACACCCCAGGATATAATGTATACGTTTCAGATGGCTCTGAAGAAGATAGACCTCTTAGCTTCATGACATCATGGGATGATTTCTATAGCCAGTGGGCTGATTTCTGTTGGGGCAGTGATAAAGATGTGCATACCCACAGACTACTGGTTATAAGCAAAGATAAACTGCATTAATAGAAGCCCGCAGCGCGGGCTTTTTTGTGGATGAAACAAAAGTCAGTGCTACACTCATTGACGCCACATTGAGGTGGCTTATAGATGGAAATTTCAAATGAAAAAAGCATTTGCTGCACTGTTCGTTTTGTTGTCTCTGGTAGCTTCAACTCAGGCCTTTGCCGGTCGTTGTCAGCACGACAGCGATACTGCCGCTGACGGCTCCCGCTGCGGTGGGCGTTCTGCGGATTCTCGCCCGGGCGGCGGTGGCATTCGTTAAAAAACAAGGCCGCGAAAGCGGCCTGTGACATGTCACACTCACGTTATGACAAGCCTATGTATCCTGCTACACCAGATAATATCAAAATAACTGCAACAGCAAATTCGCCATCGTCAATGATACATTTACGGTTCATAACGCCAAGTGCAACAAGCGCAAACACAACAAGAATAAAAGCAATCATTTCTCATCCTTATTGCGGAGTGACATCCTGTGGTCGCCACCAGTATGTCTGGTTAAACTCTTTCTTCGAACGTTGCTCCATTTTACGCAAATAGCCTGGTGAAAAATACTCCTGCATCTGGTTAAAGATCATGTGATCGAGAGCCGCCTTCAAGTACCAGAGATTCGCACCTGGCATCAGCCCCTTCCCCAGCTTAACCAGATCACCACCAGTCTGCTCATTCTTCCCTTCCACAGCATTTAACGGTATGCCCTGAGCAATCTTCACTACGTCATCAACCAGACCAGCTACCGGGCCAAGCATCGACGCCAGCGCGCCGCTTCCGTACCTAGTGTGATCTGACAATAAAAAGTCACCGTAAAGGCCAAGACCACCACCTTTCAGTAGAGCACCAAGCCAAAATTTAGCAGCATCTTCTCCTGTCATCTCGCGATGATTACGACCAGACGCAAGGTCGTTAAGTTGCTGAGACAAAGCGCCAAGAATGGTCGTGCTGGCAATAAACGTCGCAATATATGCCGCACGCCCACCAGCAGACGGCATACCCATAGCGCGTGACCAGTGACGCATAACCACCGAGATAGGGAACGATTTAAACAGGAAAACACTTCTCGTTAATTCACCTTTCCATGTTCCACGCTGAATACCAGAACCGGTTATCAGTTGCTCACGTGCTCCCGGTGTAATAACAGCCATATCAACTTCTTCAGTTACGGCACCGAGCAGTTTACGCATTGCCTCAAATTTCACGCGTTCAGGCTCACCAAGATGTTTAACTGCTGAATCAGGGATACGCATAATGCTTTCCGGTGTCAGCATCGTATTATTACCGTTCCCCCAGTCCTCCTGTTGCGCCAGCTTCCATACGCTCCAGTCTGTGTCAGTAATCCCTTTGCTTTTCAGGATACGAAAATCAGAGTCATCGAGGCTACGAAGGTCTGGTGTCCGTGACACTACTTCTCCCAGGCTTCCCATCATGGTTACGCCATAGGCGCGCTTGTGCGCATCTGACCATGCTGTAAGCCCACTGGCACGCATTACCGCCGTTGCAGCCCAACGAGACACTGACGGCCCCATATTATCCATCGCCCAGCGGTTAACGCTGCCAAGTAGAGATTCCATCGCCAGACCAGCGCGGCGCGCCCGCGCAAGCTCAGTACGGTTCGTTGGGTCCATAGCTTCAAGCTGGTTGCGGAATAACTGGTTCATTGGAAGGTTGGTCACCTTCGCAGACAGATACATGGTTCCAAGATCAGAGAACGATGACAGCAACGCGGATCCGAGTCTGCTGGCAACCAGCCAGTTGCGGATATTGTCAGACCATCGCGCGATGTGCGGATTTGCTACAGGCTGTGTCTTTCCGGAAATAAAGTTGTACAGATTCTCTGTGTTGTTCGCCAGCCGCTCGACTTTACCGGTTTTACTCGGGTTAGCTGTTGCCGTTTCTGCCTTCACCTGATCAAGAAGAGAGCGGAAAACATGATCGGGGTTTGGGCCATATGTTTCCACCAGTGCAATATCTTTACTGATACCTTCCAGGTGACCGACCATGATTTCCCATAGAGAGCGATCGCCATAAAGTTGCTGATATTGCAGATAGGAATCTGCATCTTTGAAATGTATCTGTCGTGATGCATTACCACGGTTAGCACGTGCGCCGGAAATTCGCATTCCGGTATCAGTAAGCTTATTCAGCCCACCAGTAGCGATCGTGTTATAAGCCTCTCCAAGAAATGCAGACAACTCGGCATCGTTCATCAGTTGTCCATCGGCTCGGATATAATATTTGCGATCCAGCTTACCTATAACATCGCTAACCCACTTATCCTTTGATACCGCCCCAACCTTTTCCATAGAATGATGTTGAGGGATCCCCCAGTTTTCGAGATAGCCAATGTCCCCACCAGCATCATTAAACCGGCGGCGCAGCAGCTCTGTAACTTCTCTCCACGCCTTAGCACCTTTTCTTGCTTTAGCATTGCCAGTATTTTGCCCCCGCATTTCATATACCAGGTCACGTACGCCCGCTTCATCTTCAAACAGACCAAAAAAGCGAGGATCAACTGCTTCGAATGCCTCCTGCAATTGACTCAATGCATAATCACGGGTGGCTTTTGTTCTGGATTCAACAGAGAGGAAATTAGATTTACCGTCTGCATTAAAAGCTATAGTACGGTTAAGAGCGCCAAGTTTCCCATCAGCCCCTTGATAGCTATTGATAAATTTATCCAATCTCTGACGTGCAGCTATAGTGAGAGCCACACGACGTTTCTTTAATGCCGCTTCTCGCTGTAATTCTTCAGATGCCAATTGTGCTGCACGATACAGCCGCTCTGACTCGGAAAGTTGTCGCCACGACATAGGGTCATCACGAGCAATGGAGCGCATATTGCGATAAATGCGGTCTTCAATGTTCTGTATTTCTCGCGCCGTTAACGTGCGCTGCGCCGCCTGCTGGACCGCTTGTATACATTCCTGTCTCATTTAATTTAACCTCTCAAGAAACACGCCACAGCAACATCAAACAGGCTGGAATCCTGTATTGCCTGCTCACTTTCCCTGTTAGCTTCATCCAGTACTTCACGCGCACTGCGCGATTGTGGATTACCATCATCATCCAGCACGGTGATTATCATGTCAGGTGATTCAAGCAGCGAGTCTTCAGCTATACGCAGATCAATATCTCCTGCCGGATCTGCCATCATTTTTTGTTCTGTCTGTTGCAATATCTTACCGGGCTCAAAAGGAGCTACTTCGTCTGGCGTCCTGACCTCTGCTGTTTTATAGAATGAAACAGCCTGAGCATTAAGTTCACTTTCTGCCTGCTGTCGCCGTGCCAGTTCTGCTCGAGCTTCAAAAAACTGACCTCCAGGCTCGTGCGGTGCCAACGCGTTACGGGAAAATTCCAGGCGTTCTTGTGCCTGCCGGATTCGTTGATCAATATCACGAAGTCTGGCCTGTTTATCTGATCGAGCACGAGACAAAGCTTTACCGCTACCGGTTGGCTCTTCTGCAAGAATTTGTGCACGCTGTTCAGTGAGATTTTCAATAATTCGTTGGCTATTAGCGATTTCAGACTGGTAAACCTGTCTATCTCCACGCGGCAAAAGCTGCGCGGCCTGTTCTTCAAGCAACCGATTTTCTATAGCGCGCGCCGTTACTCCATCATCTACAGATGACAGAGCCTCATTAACTGCCTGAGACAGCAGACTCTTGCGCCCAGGAATTTCACTGAAAGATGCAGACTCAACAATGCTGGCAACGTCTACAGGTCTCCCCTGGCTAACATCAGACATAGCTTTTCGCAGAGCCTGAATGTGAGAATTGCGCGAAAGCACGTTGATCGGCACGCCGGGCGCAATATCAATTTCAGCATGATGAGCGGCATTCGCCGCCAGTGCAGCATCGATATCAACTGGTGAAAAATTTGGTGCGTTTGTAGACTCGCCGCGAGAGTTAATAAATCTGCCGACACCACCAAACGCCACCCCAAGAACAGCATCAATAGCAATTGCCTGTCGATCCAACACATCATACTGGTTAGCCATTTCGCTATAGCCACCATCACGAAGCGTTTTTGCAGTAAGCCCACGCTGTGCCATACCGAACGCAATATTTGTACCTGCGGCATAGGCAATATCTGGCGTTGCACGTACTGCTGTTGCTGCGGCGCGTCGTACTGAACTTTCACCCGTCCGCGCGAGCTGAGCCGCCACACCTTCCGCCAGCGCACCACCAGCACGTAACCCGAGGCTCATAGGGATCAATGTCCCGGCCCCAGCAGTAATGCCCTGCACTAATCCCGCTTCCTGCGCTGTCCTGAAATCAACACCCTGTGCTGTCAGCCGTTCAAACTCAGAAAAACCCTGTAGCGAAGTTACCGCCGCTGCACCTCCGACAGGACCACCGAGCGTTGTACCGACAACAGCCTGCCCGCCCATATCGAACAACCCATAAAGAACCTGCCCGGCGGTTCCGGTTGTCGCGGCATCAGGCGTCAGCCGCTTAACCTGCTGCTCTGCTAGTTTTCTCTGCTCGGCAATGTATGAAACTGAAGTGTCATTGAGCGAGGTGTTTTCGTTAACAAACTGAGCAATCGGGGATACGATTTTATCCATCCCTGCCCATAGCAACTGATCTGGCTTTGCCACCAGCCCGGAGTACAAACCAGACAATGCCGCTCCTACAGCATTGTCGAAAAAACCAACATCGCTGTTAAAGCCAGCTGGATTTGATACTGCTTCGTCAAGCTGCTGATTCTGGTTTACTGGATTAAGGCCAAAGTAACTCATTGCGGAATATCTCCGGAGAATCTCTGACGCTTCTGTGTCAGATCAAGAACAACAGGAGAACCATCATCCTTCAGCAGATATCCAGTCCCAAGTTTTACCAGGTACTGACTATCGCCGTAACTTTGCAAACCATACTGACCAGGCGGTGTTTTTATCCCTGTGCCGACAACTTGTTCATTCCAAGCCTGATTAACCTGCTTATCGAATTGCTCTGCAGACATTCCCCACGGCAAAAGGACATTCCCCATTCCGTTATAGTCATGCACGCCACCTGTAGCTACGTTAACAGCCTGTTTCCAGATATCATTGTCAATTTCGCCTGATACCACGCCTTTTTTCGCCATCACACCAGCGTAATAGTCCTTTGCGATCTCGTATGCCATTGATGCCCCCTGAGCATCACCAGCAAATGCATCCTTCACCATGTCAGAAAACTCAAGGCGAAGATCAGCATCTTTAGGCATCGGAATACCTTTCGCATCATCAGTACCTTTACGAGCCGCCGCGCCAGCAAGAATTGTCTGCGCAGCGGTTTCAGGTGACACGGAAACATCCGGATTAAACCAGTTTTTTTCTGCCAAAATACCACCAGGTTTATCCATCAGTATCCCGGCAACGGCAGCAGATGGAGCGTTGGCACTGATCTGCTGTAGTGCTGACATATACACCTGCCCACCACCAGTGCTTTGCCTGATGGTATCGAGATATGCTGCCTGTTGGGAAACGGGCGCATCACGAAAGAAAACACCGATCTGATTGGCCTCGTCTTTGGAAAAGAACGTCAGTGGAGTGCCATATGACTTGGCAAGGTCACTGACCTGAGCGGCACGCAAGGCAACGCTCTGTCCAAAGTTATCCTTATTGCTCATGTCGATAGGCTTTGCCTGTCCGGCGGCAAGAGAGAACTGCACAGGATCCGACTGCCGCTGCTTTATCACCTGATTTGCAGCCGAAACAACGTTGTCATAAAGAGCTGCGCGTGCCGCATACCCCTCCCCTGTCTCACCAGTATCCGGGCGTAATTGCTCAACATATGCTGTAATGCTGCTTGTCGGCATGTTGCGGAAAGAGCCTATATACTGTCCGGCGATCTGCGTATTTCTGAACTCGGTATATCGCAGGTTTCCTTCTCTGACGCCATAAGCTGCAATAAAATCAGCCTCACCAGGTGGATTAGGAAATTCAACGCCACGCATATACGCAGCCGTCGCATCGCGAACCTGGCTGTCAATCATCGTTTTATATTCAGCCTGCTGCTGCCGACGCAGTTGATCCGCCTGTCGCATATAACTTGCCTGCGCCTCAGGAGATGCCGCATCGAATGCTGCATTACCGGTATAGCGTTTGGTGTTGGTTGGAATTGTTGATAAACCAAGTGCTGCACTGACACCAGCAGTTAACTGCTGATCACTGTATGGCTGGCTACCGTTCTCATGATGGATAATGGCTGCACAAAGCGCCTTCAGGGTATCAGGATTTGATGCATCGAGAGGCTCATCAGCAGAAACGCCAAGTTGTTCGCACACTGCTTTGATATACGACATAGTGTCATTTTTATCAGTAGGCGGTGCCCAGCGATTAATTATCTCGCTGACTGTATCAATACCCTGCCGCTGATACGACATCAGGTTCCGCCCTAATGCACGAATCCCGTGTTCAGGTGTTTCGAATTTAGCAAATCGACCATCATCACCGGTCTGGCCTACCCACGGATTAGTTTTGCTGTATTCGAGATTTCCTGGGTTATTGTTGCGTATGCCACGGGCACGCTCGGAAGAGTCACTATCTGCTACAGCACGGCGAGCTCCAGCAGCAGTATCACTTAACTCGCCATTACTTTGGATGAATGCGGTCGCATTGTTTGCCGACCACTGGGACAATGCAGCATCAGCAACCTTCTCTTTAAACTCGATTTTCTTGGCCTGGATTTGCTCGTCACTCCAGCCATGTGCAATGCCGTAATCCTCAATTTGCTGGAAAGTTTGCTTATTAGCCAATACGTATGCGGCGTTGTCGCCATACAATGCTGCGGCATTTTTACCATTGTTCAGCAGCGCAGCCTGAAACTGGCCTTCTTCGTAGGCATTTATTTGCCCTATCTCGTGCCGCCCTGCCTGCGTAGTGAACTGAATGCGCTGCTGCTGCGCCTGCTGCATGAAAGCATTACGAGCCTGTTCATCCGGCAGCGACATAGCCAGTTGTTCGATCTGAGCATCAAACTGCTGCGTATACTCCTGACCTTTTCCAATAGCATTTTTCCATTTCAGGTTAAGCAAACCTGTTTCAGGGTTATTCAGCAGATCGCTGCCTGTCTGACTGAGTTTAAGGGATGCCTCCTGAGCCAGAGCGATATTGGCACGCTGTTTTGCCTGACCAAAAACATCAATTGTCTCTGCCCCTGCCCGAACAAAAGCATCACCAATACCTGGCTGAGAAAACGTCTGCAAGCCTGCTGACTGAACTCCACGGCTCTCAACCTGACGTCCGGATACTGTTGGTACGACTGGCATTATAATCCTCCAGGTAATCTGGTTCCTGCTGCTGCCCCGATTGGCGCAGGAGTGCTTTGAGTAAACGGACTCCACGTCCCACCAAACATCTGGTACGCACCGTATGCCTTCAGAGGCGCAGTGAGCAATGTTGTTGCTGCTCCCACATTCCCCTGTTTACGGGCTGAACTGGCTTCTGCTTTATAGTTAGCAGCCTGAACCTGATAACCGTAAGCCTCGCGTTGCGCGTTATTCACCGTCGTCAGCGAATCAAGGGCGCCAAACTGAGCAGTGTCACCAAATATATCCAGCGCGTTACCTGTAGATAAATCGGCGCCGGTCGCCCCCATTGTCGCCGCCTGTGTACCAAGCCGCTGTCGGGTCTCTCTGCGCCGTTGCTCAGCTTCAGCGTTACCCCTATTTATTGCATCATTTGCCTGAGCTGTGGCTATATCTGCGTTCGCTTCTGCAACCTTCGAGGCATACTTTCCCTGTTGGTACTGGGTGTATGCCTGAATGCCACTCATGGCGAGCATTGCGCCACCAGCAATAACCGGATCGCACATTATTTTCTCTCCATGTGAAATCTGTGGAAATTAAGACCAAGAGCACCATAAGGCGCGGCTTCTTCAAGCCTGAATCCAAGCCAGTGGAGCCATGCTTTGGCAACATGGTTTCGCTCGTCGACGTAGTTTTCCAGGCGCGGATAAACTGCCAGCATCTGCCGCAATACAGGGTGGCAGTGGCGAAGAAATGTCTTCTGATATTTTTCAATACGGCTGGTCCCGACCAGCCAGGGCGTACCATTGCCACCGATCATTGACGCCGGAGATACACCAAACATGGTTACCAGTTCTCCGTTCGCGAACCCTGACCAGGCCATAGTCGCAGTGCGCAGACCAACACGCAGCGCATCTTCGGTAGTCATCAGCGATACCGCATACAGTTCGTCAATATCAGCCTGACGAACATCCGGCAAAATCATCTGAAGATGCTCTTCGGTTGCGGGAATAATTTGAACACCAATCATCAGAATCCCCCAACAGTAAGGCGAGGAATAACGGCAAGAACAGACAGCGGCAACGGATCAAGCTGACGGATTTTTACACGTCCGTTTTTGCCCCAGTTACTGTCCAGTTTCACTTCTACTTTTCCGGTAGCATCATCAACAGGATCATCGTAGAACTCGAATTCACGCTGTGGATATTCGTACCATTTACCGCCGGGCGTAGTCGCCCAGATGCCGCGGCTGGCATTCACAACCAGAGTAACGGATGGGATCACCTGTTTTTTGTCCAGCAGCGTTTCCTGTCCGTTAATGTTGATATCCAGTGTTTCGAATTCAGCAGTTATTGGCAGGCCGATGTGCACTACAGCCCCCGGAGATTCCAGCGTGACGGCACCTCCGGAAACCACTTTCTGTGGTTCCACGTTCGCATCAGAGAGAATGTTTACGGTCTGGCCTTCAAGATGAGACAGGCCTCCAAATGTCCGGCGCGCCATCTGCCAGTTCGTGGTGGCCACATTCCTGAGGGATGGCGGGACGTTCCTGTTAGCACGAACCACTACAGCGGTATTGCTGGTTACAGAAATAATGTCGCAACGTAATTCTTTTGACACTTCATCGCCAGTATCAGGATCAGTTCCGGTATAAGGGAATTGTAGTTGCGCACCGACATCACTACTGGTGAAGTACGCACCACCAGAAATACTGATTGTATATTCCACGCGGTAATCCCATTCACCAGAACCACCAGTGATGGTCATCGTTCTGTCAGACGTATTTCTTCCATCATAGCTAAGGCCAGAATCAACAAAGAAAGCATCTTCATCGCTGGTAAATAAACGGCTGGACAGCCGCTCGATGTATCTCACTGTTTGCCCGTTAACGGTTCGGTTAACGACGAAATACACCGCATCTTCATTTCCTTCGCTGATACTGCATGTGCTTTCATATTTTCCGGTACTGGACTGTGGTGCCCATGCAAAAACCTGTTGATCACGCAAATAGGTCATCACCAGTAATTTACCGTCATCACGAATGCAGAAGGCGCTGGAGTAAGGGACAATAGAGAAGCACCAGTCAACAATGCTGTGCTTCTGAAAAAGATGATTGGCAAGGATGGTCAGGTCGTTCCCCTGATAGCCGTCAACATCGAATGAGTAGGCCAGATCACGGACAACACTGCCTTTCTCCTGGACGAACAGAGCAATATTCGCCACGGCAATTGGTGGGACATTGCTCGAGCCATTTGATCCCTGAGAGCTGAATGCAAATGATGATGGGGTTAACACTTTGTTCTGGTCGCCGGTGATGACGTACTCACCTCCGGAAGTCAGCGCCACCAGCGAACCAACATCAATCAGGTGACGGATCTCATTAACCTGACGCCCGGCATAGGTGTAGATAATTCTGTCGTCATCCTGCGTAGGATTGCTTTTGCCAAAATCCTTATAATCCCCAGTACGGCTGGCCCAGATAGTCTGAGGGAACGCAGTCGATGCGGCGAAGTAAAGACGTTGTTGATAATAAACAACAGTGCCAGGATAACCATTAACACTGTTCCAGGCATATTTAGCCCATTTATAGCTGGCATTATCCTCGCCAACTACCTGCGAAGGGATATAGGAAATCACCTCGGCAGTTGCAGTAGTTCCATTTGCAGCAGTGATACGGGCAATGCCAAAACCACTGTGCAGATACTCCCACTCAATGCCAGTATCATCATCACCGGAGCCGCCCCAGCCATCCCATGATGTGCCTTCTGTATGCGAAGGGCGCAAAGTGCCTGTTTTGCCTGCTGTAACGGCGCGATAGTAGTTACTGTCTGCACGGCGAATATCGCTAATCGACGTACTCTTACTGGTTTCCCATACCGGCACTGAATCCACTGCAGGCTGTTCCAGATAGAACAATTTGCCTACCTGCTCCGCGCCAAAAATAGAGGCGCTTGCCGTTAACGTAATTGTCCCAGTGCTGGCGCTGGCATAAACCGTCACTGACTCGTCGATATTGATATCTTCAAATGGTCCGTTCTTCGTTACCACATCAACCAGTTGCCAGTTGTCATGCGCATAGCGACGCAACTCTTTCGGCGGGTATGCCGGATGAACAAGCGTAAGCACGTCGGCGCTTTGCGTGAATTTAATTCGGAACAGATCGGCTTCAGTATATGGCGTGGCAATTTCATAAATAACATTGCTGCTGTTCAGCACCAACGCACCATCTTTGATAACGCGCATGTACTGGTGTCCGAACTCCAGAGCGTAGGTCTGAACCGTCGAGAACTGGAACGGGATCAGGCGGCATTTCCGATTTGGGTATTTGGCGGCACCGACAAAACGCGTACCAGGTCGATTCTCAACGCCGCCATACTGCCGCACGATAAAGTTATCGCACTTGCGCAATGCCACCTGGTACTTCGCCATGTCGATACGACCGTACAACGACGGTCCAATCTCACCACCGGCAAAGCTGGGCTGGATCCAACTGATAGCCATCAGGACAACCTCGCAATGGTAAACTCGTCAACCGGTGGCTGTGGTTCCTGTGATTCATTCTGGCTATGCGAGCCAGCACTAAGAATCACGCGATTGTACATATTGAGAGCAAATGTACCGAGATCCGCATTCCCAGTCAGCGCCATGTTAATGGCTGCCGCAAGACGCCAGGCCAACGCCTCCATAAAAATGGCATCAAACATGTTCACATCTGAAACGCGAGAGACATACTTGAGCCATGCCTGCGGCTGGTCTGTGTAGATCAACTTTCCTGTTCCGTCGGTGTCTGCACCAACTTCGTACTGAACGCGCATTGCTGCTGTTGGATTGCGTACACCAGGAAGCATAATTTCAGTAATGCGCAGACAATCTGACGGGTACTGATACGCATATTCCCAGTCAGGCGGTGGATTGCTCGTATCTGCAAGTGCCACGCGTTTGGTAGCAAAGTTCCAGTCAAAATCAGAAAGCACAGCATCACGGCAGGCCTCAAAGTGCAGCGAACATTCCCCCGCTTCCTTACTGGCTTCCGTCAGGCTGTTAATGCTGCGGCTATTGCCAATATTGGACAGCGCACGATTGCAGATCTCTACTACAGAGGCCATTACTCACCCCCATTGCCGTACAGGGTTTCAGCCGCTGATTTTTCTACATCCCCGGAAACAGGAGCGATCGCCATATCAGTGATCTGCAGATCGGCGCTGCGATTAACACCATCGTCAGTTTCTCTGGCAGACAGGCCTCGAATAACAGCCTTTGCAGTTATCATCACTTCTGTTCCGACGCCCTGAGGTTGCGCCTTCAGCTTATTCAATGTGTCGTTATTAAGAGTGATGCACAGCCCCCACGGGTATTCATCGCGAGTTCTGGTTTCTCCGCTCTCATCCTGGTAGCTGTCAGTGCCGGTTTTGAGGTTTACGAGTTCCATATACACTCCTGCAATAAAGGGGCCGAAGCCCCTTGTCGGATTCGCGAGGCTTACACGCCCAGTTCTTTACGCTTATCTGCGATCTTCTCGCGGAGCGTTTCGGCTTTAGCGTTATGGTGTGGCTTCTCGTTAAAGAGCAATTCGTACTCTTCACGGAGCTTATCCAGTTCACCATCATCTGACACATCGTTGATGATTTTGGTGCTGGTTGCTGCCATAGACACCTTTCCTGCTACCTTTGCTTTTGCCTGTCTGGCTGCATCGTTAACAGGTTCCAGTGCGCTACCAGGCTCACCTTCGTATTCGATTTCTGCCCCCTCCGGCCACAGAGTGTTATGGATATGAGAGAGGCGCAGAACGCGGTATCTTGGTTTCTCACCTGACATCGATATCACCTTAACCAGTTACTTTTGAGCGGATCGGATACGGCGTATTGGCATCAACATCAAGACTGATACCAGCAGTGAATTCGCCAGCCGTTAGTGGGCCAGTTGCGACGGAGTAGTTAACACGCAGATATCGCTGAACACCGGCAGGCACCTTTGCAGAAACAACTCGTTTACCTGCTGTCAGGGCGGTCTTTGCCAGTGCGCCACTATCATAAATAGTGGTCCATGAGCTGTTATTCTCACTCGTCTGCAACTGGATGTTTACAGTTGCATCACCGCTTGCCGCGGCGGCTGTGTTAACCAGCGCCCAAAACTCAAGCGGGTAACCCACGCCGATATCACGACGTTTTCCGTCAATTGGACCGAGATCGATTACGTCAGTAGAAGCCGCGGTATTCGTAACCGCCTGAGCTTCGGAGAACATCAACAGTTTGTCGGTGATCATCTTCTTTCTCCATTAGTGGGTCTGTTACGACCCACAGGTTAATAACAGGCGTTACACCACGCGGGCTTCTGTTTCCAGAAGCGCATCAGTTTCACGGATTGGTACACCACGGAATGAAGTCCACCACTCGCCTTCTGTCTCTTTTACGCTGATCGCCAGAGATGTTTTCTCCAGAGATTGCAGATCAAGAGCCTGGCCTACAGTGCGGTTCATGTAGAACACCGGGCGACCCATGCCACGATTTGGAATGCGATGCAGTGCTTTAACCATCAACTTCGCAATATTTGCGGCAGAGGAAGGTTCTGAAAGATTGCTGACATCGATGTTTGCAATGCGAACAACATAACGCCAGTCACGCAGAGCAAGTCCGTTGTCCCATTTGTAATGGGTACGGTAGCCTTCGTACTTGCCGCCATTAGCATCTTCCAGTGTCACCTGGCCTTTATCTTCCATCTGAATGCCAGCCTTCTGCCCTTTCGGGAAGATGCCATGCACTGTGTTTTCGCCCCACACCACTAACCAGATTGAGGTGTTATCTGTACCCGTGCCACCAGCATCAATGATGTTCTGAGCATTACCTGCAGACAGGCTGGAATAGCGGGAGGACAGTCCCATAAACTGCTGAGGGTTAACGCTGGAATCACCATAAAACAGCGTCTGCGCCATCTGCTGATTCATCGCTTCAATAAATGCGCGGTCTTCAGACAGGCGGAATTCGGCGGTATTGCCGTTCAGATCAGCCAGTGACTTATCGACTTCAGCATAGGTTTCCAGCATGCCAACGGAATCGGTTACCTGCACTGTGGTTGATTTGCTTGGCTGTACGCCATAGTTCAGCAAACGCCAGGTAGCTGAAGGTAAACCAGAACGAATGGTGGTTCGGTGTCCGGTAGGAAGGTTCCCTTCGACAAAAGGCATATCCTGAAGGATCGGGTTAGTTTGACCGAGAAGCTCGATAATCTTATCGACTTTCCCGTTTGGATCGACGCGCTTACCCCAGTCAGCCAGCGTTAGCGCAGTTAAGCCTTTAACAGCCATTGTCATTTCCTCTCTTATTTGCCATAGAGCACTTCGGCCGCACTACGCTGGCCTTCATTACCACCGGTGACCATGCCATCTTCAGACATCGCCTTTCCGATTTTCACGAACGTTTTGACCAGATCAGGGTGATTACCCAGCCCGGTGGTGTTCAGATATTCTTTGAGTTCAGGTGTCCCGAACTGGTCAAGCGCACGCTGTGCGGCGCTAAGGTTAGAAATCAACTTGTCGCCACCGATTTCTTTGTCAGCTTTTACATCAGCAGCCCACTGCTCGGTTGTTTTCTGCCAGGCTTCTGCCTGGCGCTGCTGCACACCTGCCAGAATCTTCGGATAAGCATCAACCAGCTTTTGCGCTTGCTCGTTGGTCAGGTTAAGTTCTCGCGCCACCGGCTCGAATTCCTTCAACGCTTCTGTATCCAGCTCTACGCCTTCGGCAGCCTGAAACTCGTACTTCTCAGGCGCACCCTCTGGTTTATCGCCGTCCTTTTTTTCATCCTGCTTATCGTTTTCAGGCTTTTTGTCATCAGCAGGTTTATCGCCATCAGCAACAGGTTGTGGCTTATCACCTTCCGATTGTGATGGATCACCAACTGGAGCAGGGTTATCACCTGCAGGCGCTGACGGTTCTGACGCAGCCGGAGCTGCTCCACCATCGACTGGTTGCTCATTGCAAAGACGGCGATACAGCAAACGCTCAAATAAATTCATGATCACTCCTGTTCACTGGCCTCTTTGGCCATCTTCAAATACTGTTCAGGGCAATGCGCCATAACGCGCTGAAACAGTTCCAGCGCCAGATTGCGTTGCCCCTCATTAAATGCCATTGCCATAGCATCCATCGGAGAGATAGCGGAAAACACCCGGCCTTTCTCCAGCACAGACCAGACAACGCGACGCCCCTGTTCACTGCTCATGACAAAGCGAATGTCATCAATTTCACGTTGTGCCATGTCACGTTGCTTACGGGCGTTTTCTTCTTTCAGTTGATCGTCTTCGTAATCTGTCATTGTGATTGCCCACCCTGACCACTAACTGCATTCGCCATAGCTGACAAAACACTCGGATCCGAAGTTTTAGCTTCGCTTAGCGTCTTGGCACCCTGTGCCGCCGCCATCCCCATCTCCATCATTTGTTGCTGCTGTTGTTGCTGTGCCCGTTGCTGGCGAGCCTGCTCAACCTGTTCCTGCGGAACAATGACGGTTGGAGACACTCCGGACATATCAGCGAATGCATCGATTGCCTGATCAACGTTGAGTTTGTCGAGAGCTTCTGGTTTCGCTTGCGCAAGTTGACCAATGAAGTTGACCGTAGACGCCAGACTGGACAGGCCGATAGACTTCTGCGCCTGAGCCATGACGGAAATGTATTCGACCTTCAGGGGCATACCTTCCATCGCGTCAGGCGGGGGCGGCAGCATGTTTTTACGCACCATCATCGAGAAAGCGCGGTCAATGAGAGGATTAAGACATTCGTCGTTCAGACGCTCCAGAACCGGCCCCAACATCAGAAGTTTTTCTTCTTTCATTTCGATCACCGCTTCAACAGGCATCGAACGGGTATTGATGTTCTGCAACATCATGAACAGATCGACAAAGTAGGCACTGTTAATGATTTGACGAGTGTCCTGAATGTCTGCCACCAGATCTGCTGTACTGGGGTTAACCAGATAAGCAGGCCTGAAACCATCCTGACCAGTAATCTGATCGATATACGTGATGTCGCCAGGAAGAAGGGAGGCGCGCTGATTCTTGAGGGAAGTCGGAGCAATCATCGGCGGATTGGTGGCTTTATCAATCAACTGCGACTTGCGCTTCTGGAGAAGCTGCAATGCCTTAACAGGTCCAAGCGCCAGCATACCCGGGCATGATGATCCATAAACATCTTCGCCGTTAACTTCCCAGCGCGGAGCCATAATTGGAAACTCATCGAATCCTGACTCACGCAACAACTTGTCGTTATCACCGCCAACCTCGTAATAAACCGATTTGAATGGCTTGTTCTTGCTATCCAGCTTCGATGTATCGCGGTCAATGTTCGGGTAAACCGAATGCATCACTTCAATCCACTTCTCGTAGGTGCCGCTTTCCCACATGCTTTTTACGGATTCGCTGACGTTATTTAGCCCGAACTCCTGAACAAGCTGACGAACAGTCATAGAGAACTTGCGAAAACAGGTGTCCACACTGCCACGAGGTGAGTTAGCCAGGTAGTAACTGCCTATCGGGAATGGCATTGTGCGAATGATGTCATCGTCATCCTCCAGTACCGCCATTGCACCAGTGCTGTATGTGCCGAGGCTTCCGTATAACTGCGGCAGCGACTGATAGAGATTCGACTTATTGAACATATCGTTCATGCGGTTCTGCACCGCCTCAAGCCACAACTTAACAGGGCCATAATCCATCATTTCAGGATCTGGCGTAGCCAGGCGAAACCACGGACGCGCGGGGCTTGTGATGCCTGACATCATGCCGCTGGCGAGAGTGCGCGCCGCCATAGTCCCGGTCGAATCAATAATGCGTGTATTGCGTCGATCGTTACGGTTGACCTCAGAAGTCAGAAAGCGGGAACCACGCGGGTTGATGTAATCACTCAACTCGCGCCAGTGCGGCTCGAACGACTGACGCTCGCTTTCAAGTTGTGCGAACTGTTTGTTCAATCGCTCTTTAGTTGTTTCCGCCATTTCAATGACTCCGGTTACTGACCAAGCAGCGTTTTACCGCTGGTATTAGCGGTTGATGTGTCACCCTGAGAACCGGTAAGCAGCGTAGAACTACGACCAGCAGCAGCGCGACGGCGACGTGTTTCTTCGTCGCGGGCATCAACAACGGCGGCATCCTGCTCCTGTGGTGCTGCCTGAACTTCTGGTGTTGCAGGCACTGATGGTGAGCTACCCATGCACATATCAATGACTCCGTACGCAATTAAATTATTACCAATTTAACCACATATGATTTATTTATCGTAGACAGTTGACATTTAACGCACGAATTATTACCTTTCAGGTAAGCAGAGAGTGCATTCCTGTTATTAACCTGACTGGCTTGTCGTTAAATTGAACAGGTGGAGTGAGATTTTATTTTGAGCAGTACGGCGTATGGCACATGCGCCGATAGCGGTCTGGATACGTTTAATGGGCACCCTCCCTTGCTCGGGCAAACGAACCAGGTAGCCGGAATGTGCAAGTCGAGCGGTTTTATTCCGCGCACGGGGATTCACCATCCCGGCGATTCGGTGTGACGCCTCGGAAGAGACGAGGGTGCAACGATGAGAGCATTTATGGAGCCGCGACAAAGTGTGGCGCCTTAACAGGCTAAGTGCTCTCAGCGTTGTGGCATTAGCTCAGTTGGACAGAGCAACCGCCTTCTAAGCGGTCGGTCGCAGGTTCGAATCCTGCATGCCACGCCAGAATCACGCCTAAGGACCGTGATGCCAGAAGTTCCAGGGGCTTGGCGGTGATGGTTTCCCTTGAAGGACTATCACCGCCCTTTTTACAGCAGGACGCCATTGCGATGGCTTCATGCTGTAAACCAGTACAGCCACGGAAGGCATAACTCATTGCTTCCAGTTCGCCCGGTTCGCCGGGCATTTTTTTAAGGTGAGATTAGACTATGAGTGACAAAGACATTGAATCTGAAATTCAGGCTAAAGGTTTAGCCGCGCCGCGCGTTACGCCAGACCATATCGAGAGTATTATTGCTCAGGAGGCATATTTCACAGCAGAAGATGGTGTCTTTGGCGTAGCCATAAAAGCGAAACATACTGGCGGAGAGGTAAACTACCAGCCGCACGAATCACTTTCTCTGCTGACGTTCTGCGTTCTGGTGCTGCGCAATGGCTTCACCGTCACCGGAGAGAGCGCCTGTGCAAGCCCGGAAAACTTTGATGCGGAAATTGGTCGGAAGATTGCCCGGCAGAATGCTGTAAACAAAATCTGGATGCTTGAAGGTTACTTGCTGAAGCAGAAGTTAAGCGAGCAATAACACCGTGACATGTCACAAACAGCCAGCCGATGAGCTGGCTTTGTTTTATCCTCACCAGAGGATATCTCCGTCATTATCCCCGCTAACGGATTAAGCATAGGGATCGTAATCTGTAATGGCCTTGCCTTGCTGGTTCTGCTGCCCGGGAATTCGCAGACGCTTAGACACAGGGAACGCAAACGTCAGCAGTAGCGCATCGCCTTTACCCGGCGAACGCCCAAGCCGCTCCTTGATATCTTCCTTCGGTTCGATAACGATTTTACCGTCCACTCGAACTTTGTACTCTGCCGCCGACAGGTCGTCCGCTGTTTCCTGGTCATCCAGCATGCCGCCCAGCCTCAGCCATGTCTTGCATGAGTTGAACATCTCCCCACGCTTGTTGAGCATCTGCGGGTCAGTAGACGCGCCACCGAACGGAACAAGTTGCCATGTGCGCCCCCAACCGTCACCGATTGACTTCAGCCCGGTACCGTAACCGAAGTCGATGAACACCGCGTCAGCCTGATACTGGTCTTCAAAGTCAGCGATACGCTTCGCCATAATCAGATCGTCAGTGGTCTTGTTGCCGGTCCACAGCACCTTACTATGCAGCCCCTGCCGCAGGTATATCACAGCGTCATCAACGCCGGAGTATGCCGGGTCAACGCCGATTATCACCGGAGCATGTGCAACCTGCGCAGCGGTTACCACCCGTTTCATTGCCTCGTCAGTAAGTCCGGTAGGGATAAACTGCAATTCAGATGCATCCGGGAATATGCCGCGCACACGGATTTTAACGAAGTCGCTGTCTTCCCCGTAGTCATCAACCCATTTCTGCAACTGCTGTTTGTTAGTGCCTTCCACCGTCCGGCTGTCAATCTGCGCAGTTTTCCAGCGGTGTTTATATTTGCGGAAACATTCGCGGAAACGCCCGGTGTTACGTGTAGGGTTTCCGAACGCCACCCAGATAATCTCAGTGTCTTCGTCCGTAAGCGCACCCTCAGCAACTTCCCACACCAGATCCGCAATGTTCGACGCTTCATCAAATACCACGATGATGCGTTTACGCTCGTTGTGTAGTCCGGCGAATGCCTCAGTGTTGTGCTCAGACCAAGGGATTGCGTCAGCTCGCCACCGCTTGTCGTGCCCAGGATCATTGCTGTACATCGCGGTAGCGGTACAGGTAAACCAGTCTTTCGTGATAGCAAGGTTCGACCACTTGATAATTTCCGGCCAGGTCTTCGTTCGTAGCTGGTTGTCGGTGTTGGCGGTCACCACAACCTTACAATCCTCGCAAGTGGACATGCCCCAGTTGATCAGCATTGAGATGAATGCGGATTTACCAATACCGTGACCAGAAGCACGTGCCAGCATAAGCGGCTGATATCGCGTCTCTGGATTCTGCAGGTGATCACGTATCTCTCGGAACGCATCAGCCTGCCATTGACGTGGGCCGGTAGCATGTGCCAGTTCAGTCCCCTCTTCCCCCCACGGGAACGCATAGAGGGCATAACCAAGCGGATCGTGAGTAAACCCTGCAATATCCTCGATCAACTGCTCTTCAGGAGATAACACTGTATCTGTCACTGATTACCATCCTGACGTTCTTTGAGTCGCTTCCTGGCTGCTGCTATGCGATCAGCAATTGTCACATTCACATTAACATCCAGGCGTTCTTTGAATGCGTTGACGTCGACGTGCTTACCAATCAGTTCGAGGTTCTTCACCTTGTCAGGCCATTTAATTTTTTTGAGGATTGTCTCTATCGAATCCTCGTTCATGTTCATGATGGTCGATGACAGATCAAAGCCGCTAAGCGTAGTGCGCCAGATTTTCGGCCACTCGCGGATTGGCTTAAGGCTCCCATCGTCGTTGAGGATGTCGATCACGTCCATCTGGTCGATCTCCACCAGGCGCATGAGAACGTAATCAGCACTGACGCGCATTCGTTTGTTGCGCTCCTCCATCAACTCGGCAATCCGTTTTTGAATGCGTTCATCGCGCATCATGACACTGGCTTTAACTGCCGCTGTATTTGGGGAGAATCCTGCATTAATCGCTGCCTGAGTCTGGTTTTCAGGCGTTTTGATGTATGACTGGCAATAAGCCTCCTGCATTGCTGTTAGTGGCTTAAATTGCGTTGATTTGCGTTTATAGGTTTTAGGTTCAGCAGGCATCATAACCACCGTGGTAATAGTTACCGTTGTGGTAATAGTACCATGCAAAATAAAGCCGCCATAGTTGGCGGCAGTATTCAAAACCCATCAAATTCATCATGCATAATCTACTCGTGACATGTCACACTATTAATTTAGTTTCATGCCAGCCTTTAGTCACCCAGCATTGCGAGTCACCATTACACGGGCATGAATTAACGGGAACTTTCTCGCCGCACTTACCGCAACGTTTTCTGCTAATCGATTTTATACGCCCGCGCACGCGTGCATCATCCTGGCGGATCAGTAACGCTATATACTCCCCAAATTCGTAAGGCGCACGCCCGGGGCGACGCGTGGCACAGTTACGCTCCAGCATTTCAATTTCCTGAGCATCAAGCACAATCTCCAGCTTACGCACACCAGATGCAGCTTGTCTGGCTCTCTGAGCGGCTTTGCGCTCTGCTGCTGATTTAGCCATTCTGATTTTCCTGCATCATGAGAAAGACAATCATGGCGGCACGGAGTGGATTGTCATATGCGACACCAACATTCGGTCCGGCATCATCAAACAAGTCCCTTGCGTTGTCTGTAGCGCACGGCATTGATGGATTGTCTAAAATTATGCTGATGTTGTTTTCAGTGATAATCGGCCATGCGTCTGCTGGGTTTGCGCATGGGTTAAAGGAACCGCGCTCAACTTCTACTTCAACTGCGTCTCCGTTTACAATGTCTCCCTCAAATGAGACAAACACCATATCGCCATTCTCACCTTCTTTGTAATCCGGTGATCCGTTATGAATGGCTTCGAATACCGCCACGTTAATTTCAAAATCACTTAACTGTGAATAGTCCATCACTTCACCTCCTGCGGCGGTTCTGGTAGCGGCATCCAGTACAAGGCGTTCCCTAACCACGATAAAGTGCCGTCGCTCAACTCCACGTATTCCCCTTGTACCTGTCCTGCCATATACTCGCCGTGCTTTGAATAAATTAAAATCCAATCATCTTGAGCGGGCATTCGCTCACTACAGCTTATCCAACCATCCGGAGTTACCGGATAGTTGCGCATTGCGACCTTTAATGCCTCATAGAAGCAACCTTTCAGATTGTTGAACTGACGCCCATTTAGCGGGACGTGTTCAGTCAGCATGTTGTGTAATTTCCATGCCGCGTCGTTTACTTCGTTGGATGACAGGGGAGGCAACTTGTAAGTTTGGCTTACAGGTTCGGCACCATGAAGCATGGCGTCGCTCCGCTCTATGCCATCCAGCGCGATTCGCAGTGCCTGAATTGTGGTAATGCTATCGTTTGGGGCTATTCCATATCGCTCGAATACAGCGATATGACCGCGCATAATCTCAGGCGTAAGCTCTTTGTAAGCATAAGCAAGCGACCCTGATGCATCATCCGGCACAACCGACGCAGGCGCGGCAGCATAAACAGGAATAACGTCCGCTTGCTCTTTATTGCTTTCATCCGTTAAAGCCCAGAATAATTTCCCGGCCGGATGTTTGAAAATATAAGCAACTGGTTCTGCTTCCAGCGATGCCAGCACGATACGCGCCAGCTCACGCACAACTTCCGGCGGCGCGTAACGGTCATTCAGGTCATCCCACAGGCGTAGCATGTTATCGCTACCAGGGTGAACATCCTCGTTAGTTCCGGCCAGCGCACTAATAACCTCATCGGCTGCTTCAATAATTTTCTGTGCCTGTTCTCTGGTAATAGTGGTCATTTGTTATGCCTCAATACACGAAATCTGTTTTAAATTCATGGTTACATTCTGGACAGCATGTTTCGTAACCTTTTATTTCTTCACATGCCTGTTTAGCTCCAGAAAACTCCCAGAAATCAGCATCACAAAGCAGATCGAAATTGTGACCGCATTTTGGGCATTCGGTATCAAGTGACAGATTCCAGTAAGCAGTGGTGTTTTTATCCATATCAGTCTCCTTTGATGCGAATGCCAGCGTCAGACATCATATGCAGATACTCAACTGCATCCTGAACCCATTGACCGCCAATCCCGTAATAGCGATGCGTAATGATGTCGATAGTTACTAACGGGTCTTGTTCGATTAACTTCCGCAGAAACTCTTCCAGGTCACCAGTGCAGTGCTTGATGACAGGAGTTTTCCCAGGATGGCGAACAACAAGAAACTGATTTCCGACTTCACGGACTTCGTTGCTTTCCAGTTCAGCAATGCGCTTCTCTGCGGCTTCCAGGTTCTCGCGCATATCGTCAACGTACTCGACCAGAGATCCGCCAGCAGGAATTTCGCATTCCTCGACCAGTTGGAAGTAGATATCAGCTGCGGCCCGTGTGTTGCTGTACCTAGCGTCGCCCATCTCACCTTCACGAAGAGCATCGCGTTCGGCGGTAAGATTGGCTATTTTGCTGTCTTTGCCTTCCAGCTCATCCAGCAGCGCCAAGACGGTAGCCGGATTGGCTGCGGCGATGAATTCAGCATTGGCCTGCTGTTCCATTTGGAAATCTTCATCGAAACCGCTTTCTGGATGCGCTCCTTCAATTCTGCAAATAGGAATATATCCAGCAACTTCACGATGAATTAGTGCATCATCACCATCAAATCGGCCCTTTCCATATTCGAGCGACCACTCACCACACGTTGCTTTCTCTGCCGCCTCACGCAGTGCCCGGTAATTAATTTCGCTCACTGGTTGCCTCCTGTTTGAATCTGCGCACGGAAAGAATTGGGCATTTTGTAATCCCGCCCTCTTTCTCCCATCGGAGGAGCGGAAATCGATATGCTTCAAAATTAAGCCCCGCAGAGCGATCGCTTTGGAAGCATTTCTTACCTACCACCCAAACGTTTTCGAATCGACGCTCAATACGAACTGCCGTCCTCCATCCGAATGGTGCGCCTGCATTAACGGCTGCATTTTTTGTCGGAAAAGTTGGCACGGATGACACAATTTCATCAACACGCACGCTTAGGTGGCAATCGTCGATATAACTAATTGAAGCTCTCATGACTGAACTCCTTTGCGAATCTGTTCCGCCCATTCTTCAAGGGATTTCTCCGCATATTCACCAGACAGGCCATCAATCGGATGCGGTTCATTAGCCAACTCTTCTTTCGCTGACAAAATCATGCGTGTAACGTCGAAAACTTCACGCAAAGACTTATTGATAAATCCGTGATTGAACGCAGCAGCAAGACGGCTTGCGGTGTAGTTAATCCCCTCGTTGCGTGCCTCCGCACGTATTTCAGCCAGGAAAGCATCGGTGGCTGTGGTTTTGTTGTCGCACATGAACTCAAGCGCGTCGTTCCCATCAAGATTGCAGAACTCCCATGCTGACGAATAGAACTCGATGCCAGGCCAGACCAAGAGTCTATTCATTTTGTCATTTAGTGTCGCATTCTCCGCCGCCAGCGCATTAGCACGCACCAGTTGCACTTCCAGTTGCGTTGCCAAATAGCTGATCAGCTTTGCCACACTGCGCATATCAACGGCACCACATTCTGCTTTCAGTTCCGAAGCCATCTCATGCCCGGCGGTAACTAACCCTTTGATATTACTTTCCATCTTTACCCTCGCTTATCCACATAACTTATTGATTACATTGATAACTAAAAAGATCGTCGATTCAGAACTCTTCGATATTCCAGCCACCACCTGCTTTCTTTGGTTTAACCGTTACCCCGATGATTCGGAACGGATACTGATCTGCGGCGACTTTGGTTTTCACCCTGGCGTCGTCGGTCCAGAAACCTTTCACTTCGTGCAGTTCCATCTCTCCGGTGGCGAGCATCACAGCGAAATCTGGCGTATAGAACGTGTTATCAGCTAACCGCAGCTTGATACCCTCGAATCGATACCAGGCGATTTCCCCTGCACGTTTACGCAGCTCAAGGTGCTGGCAATACGCAGATTCTGTTTTGTTCATCTGGCCTGTTTTGAGTCGACCAAGAGCCTGTATCTGTTTTCTCATGATTTACCCCTGAGGTAATTAAAAACCACATAAGACACGAAATCAATAGAGTTTAGAATATTTTATTACCCAACAGGTAATTATCAAGACGTAAAAAAATGCGCTATCGCGCTGGTATTACTTGATAAATCCTGCCGCCTTTCCCCGCCTGTATTCCTCCATCAGCCACTGCGCCGGTGTTATTCCCCCCAGGGTGGCGGCGTTAGGCATACACCCGAAACTTCGCCCTGGTGGATGGTAAACGTCTCTCCCTGTGTCCGGAGGTGTACTCATGGGTTCTGGCTTTGCCTGTATGCTGATCACCGGATCGGGTATCTGCTGTCCGGAAGCCACCTTTTTCGCCCAATCATCGAGCAGCCTGCGCGCGTGTTTCTCAACCTCAATCTCGCTAAGCTGGCGCTGATACATTGCACGGCGGGTATCACATACGACCCAGTACATAACCGGATGTCGCCACGGGAATCTTTCGGGACCACCAGGATATAAACTTTTTTCCTTGCTGTACCGGTGAAACTCCGCCATCACATCGTCAATGGTGACGCCAAGAACCATCTTGCTGTCTTTGCACCACTTGATGAATTGCCCAGGCGACGGCCAGAACGGAGATTCACTGGCGCGGGCGTGGCGCATACCAGCGTTAACCTGTTCCATTGTTGTGATCCCATTCTCCAGAAACGCAAGCATCCATTGCTTACGGAATTCATTAAGTTTGTTCTGCTCCCTTATGGTCGAAACGCTTGCAGGAAATGCAGCCTGTAACTGGACAAATAGTTCATTGAAAATTCTAGCAACCTGCTCCTTTTTGCCATTGCTGTCACGCCGCTCTTCATGCACAGCAACACCATGCTCACGTAAGCGATCGTACTCATTGAGAAGTTCTGGAGTTGATTTCATCCCACACCCCTTCTATCCAGTCAGTGTTATTCCAGTCAAGCTCATCGCTTTTCCCGGCGTTTTTTGATTTTCCCCTGATATGATTTACGTGCCTGGCGAATTTTTGTTCCCACTGAACCTGCGTGAACACTTTGCCCTCAGCCATCCAGTAATCCCGGAATGCAGCAAGTTCAGCAGGTGTAAATTCCGGTTCCGGCAGGGCCGTTCCCCACAGCGCAGCACGCCGTCGAAAATCCGGCGACGGATGCCAGCCATCGGTCATCGGAAATTTCCCGATGGGTTCACTCAGGCATCCAGAAATTCAGGTTCAGCCACCTGCAACGGCATACCGTTCGCTTCACTGGTCGGAGCACCCTCGCGCACGTGCGCTATGTGTGGGGTTTTATATATATCTTCCTCTTCCTCTTCCTCTGGTAACTCCTTTTGTAACGCTGTTGGCGTTACTTTTTGCGTTACTCGTTTTCGATGCTCTGCCACTCTTCTATTCGTAAGTGCACGTTTTTTCGATGATTCTCCATTATGTCGCTCAAAGTTTGGAAGAATTAGTTTGCCGTCATGATAAGCAAGCCATCCGACGCTAATGAGGGCGTCAGCAAATCCTGTAATAAAAGCGAGTCTATCAAGTACTCCTTTTGTAACGCTGCCAGCGTTACCGTCTATTGTTTGCTGGTCAGCCCATGCCCATATACGAACCAGCTTTCCAAGAACAGCATCTGGATCAATACCCAGAATTTCTGCTATCTGAAAAATTTCAGGTTTATCAGGAGTGATAACTTCAACCTTAATCCAGCTGCTTGCCATAGGTTTCCCCTCTTGCACTCTTTAGTGCACAAGCAAATTCATTACGATGGCGGTTGGCGCTATTCATTGCACATTCAACACATGTTCCGTTCAGAACATACCTTTCAGAGAGATGGCCGTGACGGCACCGCTTTCCTGTGAAATAGCGATTTAACCCGGCTTTTGCGGCCTCCATTCTGGTTACTATCTTCAATTTTTCCGCCCCTTTTTGTTATTGATATTGGCTATTTTGCACAATTGGAAAATTTGATCAACCAGATTTGGTTTTTTATTACCTTTGAGGTACGAATAGATATGAAAAGACCGCCGGGTGGCGGTCTACAGAGGGTTGTAGCTGGATATCATGAGTAGAAGAAGTATGCCAGTTCTGCTTTTGAGCGCAGCCATTGTCTTGTTTTACAGGCTTTAAAAAGCCCATTCATCAATACTTTACCTGGCATTTTGCGCTTACCTGTTAAGTGAGTCTGGATATAGTGACTCGTCGTTCCGGCTTCCTGTGCGAAGGCTTCACGCTCATCCGGAGTAAGTGCAAGCCAGTGCTTTTTGAAATCGAAATGTCCGTTATCGCTCATAGCTATTGCCTGATATTTATTTCAGATAATAAATATTCACCCATAAGGTAACAAAAATCAAGGATAGTTACCCATGAGGTGCATTTACCTGTTGGGTAATATTGCTTTAAATTGAATCATCTACTGATTCATATATGAGGCGATTTTCCAGAAAATGAAAAGTATCCAGGACGTCCGCAGGCAAAATCTCAACGACTTGATCGACCGTGAATTCAATGGTGTTCAGACGCGGATGGCAGAAAAACTTGGAACTCAGGCAAATCTGGTAAACCGCTGGGCTCTTGGCAAGAAGGTTATCGGCGACCAGGTTGCGCGAAAAATTGAAGCTGCCGCCAATAAACCACGTAACTGGCTTGATATCGATCGCTCGCTTTCTCAGGAAGGTTTTCAGCCTGTCGGCCCAAGCGACATTGGTCAGCTGGCGGCTCACAACCTGGAACGCTGGATGAGCGAAAGCCGCGACCTTTCAACTCAGGGAAAACTTCACCGCGCATCCGGCGTCGCCCAGGTGACAATCAGCCGCCTGTTAAACAATGAGGTCAGTGTTTCCATTTCCACCCTGGAGAATGTTGCATCAGCATTCGGGCGTCACGGCTATGAATTACTGATTCACCCGCACGACCCTGCGACCATCAACTATGACCGCTCGCGCTACGCATTGTTACCCGAAACCGAGAAAGCAAAGATCGAAAGTTACATTGAATTTGTCATCAACCAGAACGAAAAAAACAAACAATAAAATCATATTTTTCAGTAAGTAAGCCGCCTTCTGGCGGCTTTTTTATTGCCTATACTATTACCTAATGGGTAATTTTTTTTAACTCATATCTATTGACATCAAACCAAATACGCATAATTATTACCTCAACGGTAACAGACCGAGGTAACAAGTTATGCAGTGGAAAATCATCAACGGTTGGTACTGCGTTACTGCATGCGGATTCATGAGCTGGAAGTTCCGCACCTTACAGGAAGGCATTAAGTGGGCTTTCGTCAGCAAAGAAGCTCGCGATGTGGCCAACGATAACGAGATATGGGAGGGCTGATAATGAACGTTAATCAGCAGAAAAATCTTCAAAAAATCATGCTGGCATTCGACAAGGACTACCGCCTGTCAGAACAGCTATATGACCGACAAGTTGAACTGATCGAGAGCATCCGGCTTCATCAACTGGCCTCAACTTTCGACGCTGTAACAGGTAAAGGCGTTCGCCAGGAAGTACTGGAGGCCGCTAAAGACAGTCCAGAGTTCGAAGAACTGATGGATTCCTACCGGCGAGAGGCAATGGCAATTATCGCCCGCTGGGATCTGGCTGATCAGCTTGATGGGCAGAGGGACGCGGCATGAAACCGGGAATTTATTTCGACATCAGCAACGAAGACTACCACGCCGGTGACGGCGTGAGTAAGTCGCAACTGGACATGGTTGCCAAGAATCCGGCGCTTCTTAAATGGGTTCAGGCAGCACCAGAAGACGAAGAGAAAAAGTCTGCACTGGATATGGGAACCGCATTGCACTGTCTGCTTCTGGAGCCTGGAGAGTTCGACAAACGCTTCATTGTTTCACCGAAATTCGAACGTCGGACGAAACAAGGTAAAGCTGACGAAGAGGCATTTCTTCGTGATATTGCGGATATGGGGATTTCGGTACTTGATGCAGAGCAGTGGCGGAAACTGGAGCTGATGCGTGATAGCGCAATGGCTCACCCGGCGGCACGCTGGATGTTGGAAGCACCTGGTTACTGCGAAGCATCAATGTACTGGAACGATGAAGAGACGGGGGAGTTGTGCCGAATTCGTCCAGACAAATGGCTGAACGAGCACAACGTGATCGTCGACGTGAAAAAGGTTGCAGATATGGACCGTTTTGCACGCCACATCGAGGAATTCCGCTACCACGTGCAGGACGCAATGTACCGCGAAGGCGCAATGAGGGTTACTGGTCAGCCGCATGGTTTTTTCTTTCTTGCCGTGAACGAAAGCATTGATTGTGGTCGGTATCCGGTACGCGTGTTCGAGCTGGATGCGCAGGATGTCGATGCCGGGCACGCTCTGTTCCGCCGGGATCTGAATACCTATCACGAATGCCGCATCAATGATGAATGGGGCGGTGTGGAAATCATTAAACGCCCTGAGTGGGCACGCAAACAGGATATGTACATATGAGCAACGACATCGCAAACATCAACGCACCAGTAGACACAGCAATCGCTGGAACTGCTGCAACTATTTTCAGCCCAGACGGCTTGAACCAACTGATGAAATTCGCCGAGGTAATGGCGCAAAGCCGCGTAACGGTACCGGCGCACCTCGCCGGGAAACCAGCTGATTGCATGGCCGTGGCAATGCAGGCTGCGCAGTGGGGAATGAACCCGTTTGCCGTGGCTCAGAAAACCCATGTTGTGAACGGCACGCTAGGTTATGAAGCCCAATTAGTAAACGCAGTTATCTCAACGATGTCGCCAACAAAAGATCGCATCAACTACGAGTGGTTCGGGCCGTGGGAACGCGTGATCGGTAAGTTTGTTGAGAAAACATCCAAAAACGGCAATCCATATATCGCACCAGGCTGGACTCTAAAAGACGAAGAAGGCTGCGGTGTTCGCGTATGGGCAACCATGAAGGGCGAGGATCAACCTCGAGTGCTTGAGTTAATGCTGTCTCAAGCACAGGTAAGAAACTCCACACTTTGGGCCAGTGATCCGAAACAACAACTCGCATACCTTGCGACAAAACGCTGGTCTCGCTTGCACTGTCCTGACGTAATCATGGGCGTCTACACCCCTGACGAATTACAGGAAACGGCACCGCGCGTTGAGCGAGACATTACTCCGCAAACGACCACTGCTGCGGGAATGAACAGTCTGATCAACGCTAAACCAGTGAAAAAGCCTGATGAGCAAACGCGTAAAGCGGATAGCCGTGATCCAGAAGAAATGCTGATGGCCTTTACCAGCGCAGCGATGAATTACAGCACTGTCTCCGAACTGGATAAGGCTTACAAATACATTGAACAGAAACTTTCAGATGATGACGAACTGCTGGCAAAAGCCACCGACGTTTACAGCGTTCGTCGGGAAGAATTAAACGAAACATCTATGTAACCACCACCGCGGCGCCACGCGCGCCGCACTGCAACCAAGAGAGGTATTTATGAAAGGTGCATTAGGTAAGAAGGAACTCCTGGCGGTGGTGCCACTGTCATGGAGCACTATCGACCGTATGGAGCGCGCAGGGGAATTTCCTAAACGCTGGTATATCACTGACAAACGCTGCGCATGGAACCGTGACGAAGTTGAGCGTTGGCTTGATGAACGTCAGGCAGCAAGCCAGGCAGAGTTCCAGGGTAAAAAGCCTCCTGTTCAGCAACGTGTATATCGTCCTGTGAGCAACGCTGCATGAGTGCGCTGCTAAGGCACTGGAGCAAATGGTCAGGATGGTACTTATTCCTGGCCTCTGTTTCAGCATGGCTTTATCTGCTGGCATTAATTTTCAGAGAGGGTTGGATTAAGTGAGAAAGTTAAGCCGACTTGAAAAATATCACATGAACAAGGTTTCAATGCGCCGTCCTTCAAAGGTTATCGCCGTTACTCCTGCGGCGATAGAGTTCGAAAAACGCGCGATTGAAAGAGAGAAAAAAGGGCAGTTCCGCATTGCCGCCCACCTTTGGCTTCAGTGTATGGATGTTGCTTCTGGTGATGTTGAGCGTGCAAGGATCGCGGTTCGCAGGGACCAATGTATCACAAAAGGTAACGGCCTTCGCCGTGGAGACTATAGCGGTATAGGATGTTGCGGGGTGGTTTATGACTAAGAAATACACGCTAATCTATGCAGATCCACCATGGGTATACCGGGACAAAGCCGCAGATGGTAATCGCGGTGCCGGTTTTAAATATCCAGTTATGAGTGTGCTGGATATCTGCCGCCTTCCTGTGTGGGATTTGGCCGCTGAAAACTGTCTGTTGGCCATGTGGTGGGTGCCAACACAACCACTCGAAGCACTAAAAGTTGTTGAAGCCTGGGGATTTCGTCTTATGACCATGAAGGGCTTCACGTGGATAAAATGTGGTAGTCGACAACCAGATAAACTGGTTATGGGTATGGGACACATGACTCGCGCCAATAGTGAAGATTGCCTGTTTGCGGTAAAGGGAAAACTACCTCCGCGCATTAATGCAGGGATCGTTCAGTCATTTACCGCACCGCGGCTTGAGCACTCAAGAAAACCAGATGTCGTTCGTGAAAAACTTGTGCAATTGTTAGGCGATGTTTCTCGCATTGAACTGTTCGCCCGCCAGTCGTCTCATGGCTTCGATGTTTGGGGTAATCAGTGCGAAGACTCGGCAGTGCAACTACACCCTGGATACGCGTTGGATATTGGCGGATTAACAAATGCATTCAGCAATTCTCCGCTGTCACCAACAGACAACCAGGGGCGGGAGCGTGCTGCATGAACATGGCATCACCAGCAGATTTAAGAAAATGCCTTGAAACTGCAAACATGCTTGCACACAGCGGGATCAGGTTTGTTCCAATTCCCGCTGTCACTGATGCTGAATTTGCAACACTGTCAGCAATATTCGAAAACAAAATTGAATCACTGGCAGCAGAAGCAGAGATGGAAGAAAATCAGCAGAACTATTAAACGTTATTCCCCCGCCATCCACTTCTCAAACTTCGACGGGGAGAACGGAATCAGATCCGTATGCTCCCCGTTAATCCAGGAATCAATCATATCGGCCCACTGCTGCAACATGTAGGCGCGCTGTCTGGCGTATTCCGCTTTGTTATATACGGCGCGCACACCTTTCTGCTCATGTGCCAGAGCCTTTTCAATCCAGTCTGAAGGATAACCAGCCTCATGCAACAACGTACTGGCTGTACGGCGCATATCGTGTACGGTGAAGCCCTGAATATGCTCACCATCTTCATTTATTATTTTCACCGTTCTGTCGATCAGAGAGTTCAGCGCGGCATTAGATAATGGCTTCCGGAAATTGTAACGACCAGGAACCAGATATTCACTTCCACCAGCGCACATCTGCAACCCAACCAATATATCCTGTGCCTGTTTAGGCAGGTAAATAACGTGCGCCCGGCTTCCCTTCATGCGGTCTGAAGGAATTGTCCATGTCCATTTTTTAAAATCTATTTCATCCCACGTTGCATTGGTGAATTCGCCTTTACGAACCATAGTGATAAGCACCAGCTTTAAAGCCATTTTCATAGTGCCCATAGCACCAATGGCATCCAGCGTGCGGAAGAACAGACCAATTTCTTCTGGTGTCAGTGTTCGCTCTCGTGGTTTAAATATGGCGATAGACGAAGGTTTAATGTCAGCCGCAGGATTAAACAAACCATGACCACGGTCATTGGCATGACGGTATACGCTGCTGATGATCTCCCTGGCCTGCACTGCTGTTGCCCGGCCGCCGCGTTCGACAATCCGGTCACACAAATCACGAACCATCGATGTGGTAATTTCAGTCATCATTTTGTTGCCAAGAACCGGAAGTATGTCACGGTCGATCACCACCTGCTTCATTGCGCGGGTACTGTCAGCTAGGATGACATGTTTCATATAACTGTCGGTATGTACCGCAAACGTCTCGGCACCACGAATCTTTTTGATACCGTCACGTTTAGCCGCAGCCGGTGACTGGCCTGCTTTAAGCAGCTTCTTTGCAGCAATCAGTTCTTCTCGCGCTTCTGCCAGGCTGATACCGTCACGCCCATACTGCCCGATTACCAGTGTTTCGCGGCGACCGTTGATACGGTAGTCATAGCGAAACGAGACCGTGCCTGACGTAAGCACAGCTACATACAGCCCGTCACGATCGGAGACCTTGTACAGTTTGTCCTGCGGCTTGAGGTTTTTTAATTTTGTATCGGTAAGCAC